TGCCGAAACCGACACGAACTATTCCCTCCCGACACTGCGCGCCCGTGCCCGTGATCTCACCCGGAACGCTCCACTCGCCTCTGGCGCCATCAATACCATGGTCACCAACGTCGTCGGAACTGGATTGAGTCTGCAGCCGCAACCCGACGGTGAAGCCCTGGGCATGGACGAAGAAACGATTGAAGCCTGGGCAGAAAACACCTTGCGTGAATTCAAGCTCTGGTCGGAAGGAACAGCCTGCGACGTCACCCGAACGCAGAATTTCTACGGCCTGCAATCGCTCGTTTTCCGCAGCGCGCTGGAGTCCGGAGATACTTTTACCTTGCTGCCGAGTGTTAAACGACCCGGTCAGCCCTACAGCATCGCCTTGCAAGTGATTGAAGCTGACCGCGTATGCAACGTCAATTTCGTTCAGGATACGCAGCAAGTCTCTGCGGGCGTCGAGCTGGATCAATACGGCGCCCCAGTGGCCTATCAAATTTGCCGAATGCACCCAGGCAGCCTTCTGCGCCGCAGTGATTTCAAGTGGGATCGTGTCACCGCATACGGCAGCAGCAGCGGGCGGAAGAACGTAATTCACCTGTTTGACCGTCGCCGTCCTGGGCAAACCCGAGGCGTCCCAGTTCTCGCGCCCGTCATCGAGCCGCTCAAGCAACTACAACGCTACACTGACGCCGAACTGCAATCTGCCGTCATCAGCGGCATGTTCTCCGTGTTCGTCAAAATGGACGCGGAAGCCTTTCAGGACATGTTCGATCAGGACGGAAAGTCCGCCTACCTGAAAAGCGCCATGGGCTGGGATGGCACCATGAACGGCGGAACGCTCGACGGCGGTGGAAAGGCCGTCAATCTTCTGCCCGGAGAATCCATTGAATCCGCTAATCCGGGGCGCCCTAATGCCCTCTTTGATCCATTCGTTCAAGCCATCGTGCGCCAGATCGGCGTGGCGCTTGAATTGCCCTTTGAAGTCCTGATCAAGCACTTCACTGCCAGCTACAGTGCCGCCCGTGCCGCGCTGCTCGACGCTTGGCGCTTCTTCCGTGGCCGGCGTGACTGGCTGGCCGGAAACTTCTGTCAACCCGTCTATGAAGCATGGCTCGAAGAAGCTATCGCCATTGGCCGCATCAGCGCCCCTGGTTTCTTTGCCGACCCTGCCGTGCGTCGCGCCTGGTGCGCTGCGCTGTGGATTGGTGACGGACCCGGAAGTATTGACCCGTCGAAGGAAGTTACTGCGGCAGGCGATCGAATTGCGCTAGGTATCAGCACCCGTGCCGCCGAAAGCATCCTGCACGACGGCGTGGATTGGCGCTCAAAGAACAAACAACTGGCCATAGAAGAGCGTGAGCGCAAGGAAGCTGGCCTCGGCGTACTTCCATCGCCAACGCTGAAATCATCAGCCGCAGACGCAGCGCAGCAACCCGAACCAGCGAATGAAGGCGACGGAACCGACGGAAACACAGACCCAAACAACCCGAATCCGGATTGATTCAGGGATAAAAAAATCTCGTCTCACTTTTGCCTAAACATGAGACAAACAAAAAAATAAGCTGACGGCAGTTCATTCAAGGCCATGCCATGAAACTGCTCGATGTCATCACCTCGCCGTGGGCGATTCAGCCCGAAAAGCTCCTGGAGATACAGGCGATTTACGCCACGCACATGCGCGGCGACAAAATCGACATCGAAGCCGTTGAAAAACGCCTTGGTCGTCCGCTGGCTAATGAGCAGCAAGCCTACGAAATCCGCGACGGCGTCGCCATCATCCCGGTCAACGGCGTGCTCGCCAAGCGTGCAAACCTGATGACTCAGGTATCCGGAATGTCCAGCACCGAGTTGATTGGTCGAGATTTCAAGCAGGCTCTCAATGATCCGGCTGTGCAGGCCATCGTTCTCTCCATCGATTCCCCGGGAGGAACGGTAGACGGCACACAGGCATTGGCTTCCATTGTCTCCTCGGCGCGCGGTGTAAAGCCCGTCGCCACTTGGGCAGACGGCTGCATGTGCAGCGCTGCTTACTGGATCGGTGCGCAAGCCGATTCGGCTTACATCGCCGCCGATACCGTACAGGTCGGATCCATCGGCGTCGTCGCCAGCCACACCGACATTTCTGGAGCGCAAGCCGCTAAAGGCGTCAAGACCACTGAAATCACCGCCGGGAAATACAAGCGCGTTTCCAGCCAATACGGCCCCCTCACCGAGGATGGTCGCGCCACCATCCAGTCACAGGTTGACTACCTCTATTCGGTCTTCGTTGCCGAAGTCGCCAAAGCTCGTGGCGTCTCGGAAGAAAAAGTCATTCAAGACATGGCCGACGGTCGTGTCTTCATTGGAAAACAGGCGGTCGCCGCCGGCCTGGTGGACGGTGTTTCCACTCTCGACGACGTGATCGCCAGTCTCAAACAACGCGCCGCCGGTGCTGCGGATCAATCCCAATTTAATGCAGAAGGAGATCCCATTATGGATCGTGACACCCTATTGGCGGCTCACCCCGAGTTATTCCAATCCCTCCTGGCAGAAGGCGCGACCGCTGAACGTGATCGCATCCTTGCTGTTGAATCCCAATCACTCCCCGGACATGCCGCACTGATCGCCACGCTCAAGGCTGATGGCAAGACCACCGGGCCGGAAGCCGCCGCCCAGGTTCTGTCCGCCGAGCGCGGCAAGCTGGCCGCCATAGCTGTTGCGCTGGCAAACGACGCGCCCGCCGCCGTTCCGCATGCCGCCACACCGGAAAACGCAGCTTCGGAAGAAAAAGACCCGCGCATGGCGTTGCACCTCAAGGCCAAGCAGTACCAGGCCGACCATCCGGACTCCACCTACATTGCCGCCATCAACGCGGTCTCTCAAGTTTAAAGGAGCTGATTCATGACTACGCAAAACATTGCAGTCCTCACGCTGACCATCGCCTTGACCGGAACGGTTACGGCCAATCGTTTCGTCACTCCAGTAGGCGCACAGACCGCTGCTGACGGCAACGCTATCGGCGTGGCGCGTGTATCCGGCGTGTCCGGCGACAAGATTCCGGTCGATATCGACGGCACAGCCATCATCGAAGCGGGTGCCGCCTTTGCGATCGGCGCCACGCTCAAGTCAGATGCGTCTGGTAAAGCCATCACCTGGGTCACCTCCGGGGGCAAATTGGCTATCGCGCTCGAAGCCGCCACGGCTGCTGGGCAAATGATCGAAGTCCTGCTCATCGACAACGCCGCCTAACCGAAAGGAAACATCATGCAACAGCAAACCAATGCCCAGGCCCGCGTCATCGATCCCGTTCTCTCCGAGATCGCGCAGGGCTATAAAAACGCCGACATGGTTGGTCTCAACCTGTTTCCCGCTGTTCCTGTCATGCAGCGAGGCGGGAAAATCATCTCCTTCTCCAAGGAGGATTTTGCGCTCTACAACACGATTCGCGCGCCGGGCGCCGACACTCGGCGCGTCCAGTTCGGATACGTTTCCGGAAATTACGCTCTCGAACAGCATGCGCTTGAAGCCGTTGCGCCGTGGGAATTGCAACAGGAAGCCAACGCCGTAGCCAAGATCAGCATCGCCAGTATGGCTGTGCGCAAGACGCAGAACATCATTGCATTGCGTCTTGAGAAGGCACAGGCCGACTTGGCAACGACTGCGGCCAGCTACGCCGCCGGCAACAAGACTACTCTCTCCGGAACCAGCCAATGGAGCGATTTCACCGGAACATCGGCGCCGTCCAAAGATATTGAAACCGCCAAGGAAGCTATCCGCTCGCAGATCGGCAAGCCCGGTAACGTCGTCATCATCGGCGCTCAGGTTATGGGTAAGCTGCGCCAGCATCCGGCGATCGTCGACCGTATCAAGTACACCGGCCGCGATACGGTAACGCCAGACCTGCTCGCGGCGCTTTGGGGTGTTGACAAGGTTCTCGTTGGTGGTGCGGTCTACGCCGATGCGTCCGGCGTGATCAACGACGTGTGGGGTAAGTTCGTTGTCGTCGCCTACGCGCAGACCGGATCCGTCGCCGATCTTGGCGAGCCGACCTTCGGATATACCTACCGTCTCGACGGCGCACCATATGTCGAGACGGGTTATGAGGATCGCGGCTCCAAGTCCGACATCTATCCGGTCACGGACGAAGTATTGCCGGTTCTCACTGCTGCGGTCAGTGGCTACCTTATCT